TTAGGACAAGATGACAGAAACAGAAAAAGCATATCTAGCAGGATTTATTGATGGAGAAGGGAGTATTGGGATTTATCCCGATTACAGAAGTAGTCGTAATTATCGCTTGGTCTTAACAGTGAGCAATACCAACAAAGATGTAATTGATTGGATTGCAAACATTGTAGGAGAAAAGCACAGTCGGCAAGTAAAAGTTAAGACGACAAAAGACTGTCCATCTTGGCAGGGAGAAAAAGATCGGTGGAAGGATTGTTATTCTATTTGGTTTGGAAGTGGGATCGCCCAAAGCGTTCTTAAAGAGGTGTTCCCTTATTTGATAGTGAAGAAACAACAAGCAACAATAGCAATCGAATATCCTATAGGGAAGTATGGCAAACACATAACTTTGGAGACAAGAAACATAAAGGAGGAATGTTACAAAAAGATGAAACCATTAAATCAAACAGGCCCAAACAAGAGAGGGCCTAAAAGGACGGAGGGGGGTGATCTGGGGTAATGGAGCTTTGGAATCGTTTTAGGTATGTTTTGTCACCCCAGTTTTGACTTGTATGAGCAGGTTTCAAAAATAGTCAGGGGGGACGTAGCAGACGTGGGGTTCGGGACAGGGTTTGGTACACACCTACTCACCGTTAACAGCCAAAGAGTTGTCGGGTATGAGATGGACGAGTGCGCTATCAGCTTTGCTGAGAAAGTATTCCCCATCCCCAAGTTACAGTTCAAGTATGGGGACATCCAAAAGGGCATCAACGATGACGGGTATGACTTTGTTGTGATGATAGATGTGATTGAACACATAAAGCACGACAAGCAAGCCTTGTTAAATGCCAAGAAGATGCTCGGCAAAAACGGAACGCTTATTGTTTCGACTCCGAACAGACTCAGTAGGTATCGGAAAGCTGATACTCACGTCAGGGAGTATGCGCCTAAAGAGTTTGAGGGCTTACTAAAAACCGCCTTTGTTAATGTAGTTATTAAGACTTACAAAATGGAACCGCTGGTTTCTCAGTACGAGAATCCTTTAATCGGTGTCTGTAGAAATCATGATTAGGGGAAACCGACTCTATAAAGGAGGACACTAAAATGGCAGGATATAAAAGTATTAGTTTTGATCCTTCGGCTATGCAGACGGAACTGAATACTGCTTCCAGTGTTGCGGCTCATGCTCATTCGGTTGCTGATGTGGCTGCAAGTAAAGCTGTTGTGGCTCAATCTGCGGCTTCTGATGCTCAGTCGGCAGCGGTTGTTAATGCGTCTGCGGCCAGCGATGCGGCGAGTGCGGCGGCGGCGGCGGCGGCTACTGCGAGTGATGCTGCAAGCAAAGCCACTATTGCTCTGTCCAAAGCCTCTGACGCTTCATCTGCGGCTGCGGCTGTTGCAGGAACGGCCTCTGATGCAGCATCTAAGGCGGGTGTTGCTCTGGCAAAAGCGTCCGGTGTTTCAGACGCTATGAGTTCGGTAGTAAGGTCTAAACCTGGTTCTGGTTCGTTTGCAATTAAGGAATTTGTGTATACGGCGGCCTCGGCAATAAAAGCACGAATTAGTTCTGTGGCAAAAGGTTAAACTCGTAGGGTGGGGGTAAAACCCCATCCTATTAAATGAATTGGAGATTTTTGTGTCAACAGAAGAATTGA